ACTGAAGAAGTAAAACAATTATCTGCCAGTGAGCAGAAAAAAGAAGATTGGATGAACGCTAAGTGGCGTCCAATGATGGGTTGGATGTACATGGCTGTATGTACCGCTGACTTTATAGTATTCCCTGTATTATGGAGTTTAGTTCATACTGTTTTACATACAGGACAATACACGCAATGGCAACCATTGACTCTACAAGGCGCTGGATTATTCCATATTGCCATGGGTGCTGTGTTAGGTTTAGCTGCATTTGGCCGCACACAAGAAAAAATTGCCGGTGCAAACAACGGTGGCTTACAACCTACATCACAGAGTGTGACCACAACATTTGGCACACCATCCGCGCCAAGTTTTGGTAGTCCAGCACCAGCATTTGGATCAGCACCAGCTGCTCCAGCGTTTGGTAGCACTAAACCAGCAGGACCAGCGCCACAAGCGTTCCCTGCACTTTAAGGAGATAGTATGAGATTGTTTAATTTTATAGCATGGACTGGTATTGCTATTGCAGTAGCCTTAGTAGCACAACCTGCACAGGCAGAAGCAGTAGTTAAAAAGGTTTGCCGTCCAGATCCTAAAACTAAAAAAGAAGTCTGCAAAAATGTTAAGACACACAAAAAGTTAGAAGGCACAAAGGTTCCAGAAAAGGCACCAGCAAAGCCGCAACAAAAGAAGAAGTAAAAGTTGTAAACCTCAGCAACAGGTAGTATAATTACTATTACCTGTTGCTTTTTTATTCACTATGCAAGACCATTATAAAGTATTAGGCGTTGATCGCAACGCTAGTCCAGATGCTATTAAAAAGGCTTATCGTAAACTGGCCAGTTTATACCACCCCGACAAAGAAGGTGGTAGCAAAACTAAATTCCAGGAAGTCGAAGCCGCATACCGCACACTGTCGGATCCTAACCTACGAGCACAGTATGATAACCCTAACCCATTTGGGGGACAACCCGGGTTTGGTGGATTTAGGCAACAAGAATTCGATCTTGATAGTATATTCAGTATGTTTGGTGCTAGATTTCAACATCCAGGATTTCAAGCCAGACAGCGAGCACAAATGCAATTATGGGTCACTATACAAGATGTAGCTCGTGGTGGTCCAAGAACTATTACTGTAGGAACTCAACATGGCACACAAGCAGTTGAGATCGAAATACCTAAAGGTATTGATGACGGCGATTCAATACAATATCCAAACATAGGTCCAGGAGGAATGGATTTAATTGTCACGTTTAGAATTCATCCTAATCCAAAATATCATCGCAGTGGTCAAAATATTATCATGGAACAAAATGTTAGTATTTGGGATTTGATACTTGGCAGTGAAATTACTATAACAGATTTATTAAGTAATCAATTACAATTAACTATTCCGCCAGGAACACAACCCGGAACTCTTCTTAGAATGAGAGAACGTGGTATGCCTCATCGTTCAGGACCAACAGGAGATTTGCTAGTAAAAATACAGGCTACTATTCCAAAAACAATTGCCCCAGAAATATTAGAGGCTATTGAGAAAAATAGAAGCCAATAATCGTTGTTTAATTTGTACCAATACTATATACTTGTAGTAAGATTTTTATAACTAAAAGGCCTTATGCAAAACAATCCAGAAATTGAACAGATTATTGAATCTGCGGTTAAAATAGCTCGTACCAAACAACATGAATATGTTCTTACCGAACATGTGCTTTTAGCCATGATTCAGCATATTCCGTTTCGTAAAGTTTTAGAAAAATTTGGAACAGATTTAGAATTACTTGAATCAGAACTTGACAGCTATCTTGATAATTTGCACAGTCTAGTTAAACCTAATAAAGATGTGCAACCTCGTAAAACCAATGCACTTGAAAGAACTTTCAATCGTGCATTAACTCAAGTATTGTTTACTGGCCGTAGAACTATTACAGTATTAGATTTGTATTTGGCTATGATGTCAGAAACTAACAGCCATGCACACTACTATTTGTTAAAGTATGGAATTAAAAAATCTGAGTTTGCTGAGTTTTATCAGAAACATTATAATCATGCTGATGTAAAAATTTCTGATCAACAAGCTAATGAAATATTAGAAGAACATTGTACAAATCTTACCGCTTTAGCTAGAGACAATAAACTAGAACCAATGATTGGTCGTAGTACAGAGTTAGAAGAAATGATTGCTGTGTTAGCACGTCGCTTTAAGGCCAACGTGTTAATGGTCGGCGATCCTGGTGTAGGTAAAACTGCTATTGTCGAAGGCCTAGCACAAGAAATTATGGCTGGCCGTGTTCCTGAATTCCTTAAAGGACACGAAGTATGGGGACTTGAAATTGGATCACTGTTAGCAGGATCCAAGTATCGCGGCGAGTTTGAAGAAAAGTTTAAACAAGTTATCACTGCACTAGAGTCTAAAAAGAAATGCATTTTGTTTGTTGACGAAGCTCACACGATGAAAGGTGCTGGAACTTCTAGCAACAGTACACTAGACTTTGCCAATATGTTAAAGCCGGCTATTACTAAAGGTAATTTAAAAGTAGTAGCGTCAACTACTTGGGAAGAGTACTACGAATCGTTTGAAAAAGATCGCGCACTAATGCGTCGTTTTTATCGTGTTGCTGTAGATGAACCCGATGCAGAAACTACAGAACAAATTTTAATTGGATTAAGTCCACGTTTAGAACAGTTCCACAATGTCTTAATCGAAACAGAAGCTATTACGGCTGCTGTAGACTTGGCCAATCGTTATATTCACGATCGTAAGAATCCAGACAAGTCAATTGATTTAATTGATGCGGCATCGGCACGTGAGCGTGTACAGGACAAAGGTCTTACTACAATTACTAAAGATTTGATTATGGCGCAGTTAAGTCGTGTCACCGGAGTTCCGTTAGATCGACTACAAAACGAGCGTAGCACAAAGATTGTAGAACTAGAATCAAATATTAAACAAAAGCTCTATGGACAAGACGAAGCAGTTGATGCGGTGTTAGAGCGTGTTTATATTAACTTCTCTGGCATCGGCAACGAGAAAAAACCTGTTGCTAGTTTCTTATTCTTAGGACCTACAGGAACAGGTAAAACAGAACTTGCTAAATTACTTGCTACAAATCTAGACATGAAATTGTTAAAGTATGACATGTCAGAATATCAAGAGAAGCATACAGTATCTAGTTTAATCGGTGCTCCTCCTGGATATGTTGGCTTTGAAGATGGTAATGTGGGTGGCGGCAAACTTATTAGTGATGTTAGTAAGAACCCATTTTGCATACTGTTATTTGACGAAATTGAAAAAGCACACCCAGACGTTATTAACATTATGCTACAAATGTTAGACGAAGCACGTATTACAAGTGCTAATGGCAAGTCAGTGGACTTAAAGAACGCTATTATTATCATGACTTCAAATTTAGGTGCTCGAGATAACGAATCTAATAATATCGGTTTTGGACAAAGTTTAGAAAAAACTGGTAGTGAAGACAAAGCAATGAAGGAGTTTTTTAAACCTGAACTACGTAATCGTATCGATCGAATTTGTAAATTTAATAAACTTGACAAACTTGCTATCAAGAAAATTGTTATTAAATTTATCGACGAGTTGCAAACTAGTTTAACTGCTAAGGGAATTAAATTAACATTAACCGAATCAGTGATTGATATGCTGGCTGAAAAAGGATATGATCCTAAAATGGGTGCTCGTCCACTTGGTCGCAAAATTGATGAATTAATTCGTGTTCCGTTAAGTAAAAAAATCTTATTTGATAGATTAACAGACTGCACAATTCATGCTATTATGAAAGATGATAACGTTGATTTTATGATTGAAACGCCAGAACCAAAAGTATTACCAACAGTCAACGAAGACGGGTACATTGTCCTTGATCAATTCAAACCTAAAATTTAAACCTGTTAATAAAGATCGATTATTTTACGATCGTTATCAATACTGCTTGGGATTTTATTTGCGTGAAGTTAGTTGCTTACGCGATTTAAATCACCAGCATATTGATATTATTATTGAACGTCGACGTCAGTGGCGACAAATGAGTATAGGCCAATGGGGGCTAGGTACTAAAAGAAATATTTTAGCACATCGTACCAGAGAAATCGCCGACGATACTGTGGCTAATTTACACACCTTAACTGATGTGCTATTGCGTAGCCGTGTAGATTTTAAACTAGTCACTAGTGTGTGTACGGCGTGGATTTACACCAACGATTTAAGTTTATTCGAAACTGTAGATCAATTAGATTTTATCTTAGAAAAAAACTATACCGAAGCAGTAATAACACGTCCTAAAGATACTATTAAATTACGACACCCTAAGCATTCAAATCGTGCTTATTTGGCAAATGTAAAATTAACCGCAGAAGAAAAGAAAAATCTTAACAATTTTTTTGACAACCAATTAGGGCATGTTAGAATTAGCCCTAGCTTACAGACGTTTTTTGAAGGGTCATTTCATCGTACACAAGAGTATTTCTTTTTTGATTATACTGGTGATAGTTGGTTATTAATGCTGAACTTAATTCGCCCGGGTCTAGTAAGAAAGACGTTGGACATAATTGCTAGGTAAATAATACACTATGGCAAAAATTAACGAACAAACCCTTGTTATCACACTTAGTCAGCTGGTTAAAGATGATAGTCCTACCGTGGAAATATTGGCTCCGGATGTTGTAGCTCAATTAGAAGCTGTAGTAGCAGAATTAGCTGGTGCTGGCATTATAGTAGAGATTCTCAGTGTTCCAGGCACAATGGTAGAGCTTAAAAAAACATGACCTTAAACGAATTATACTTACTAAACCGCACTGTTTATGGCTCTGCGTCAGGCAATTACGACGGTAGTAGCCAAGACTTTTTTGGAGACCCTGTGCGTGCTGCAAACTACTATGGTGGTCAAGGCGCAATTCAAACCGTGACTATTCGTATCAGTGGATTCGTAGGTAATATTAAAATTCAAGGCACTTTAAATGATCAACCTAGCATTCAAGCTGCTTGGTTTGATTTAGAAGAACTTAATAGTCCATCTCCAAGTACAGCAGTCGATGGGCGCACTATTGTTGGAAACTTTACATTTTTAAGAGCTAAAGTCACTGGGTTTGACGGCGGCATTATTGATTCAATCATTGAAGCATTCTAAAATTTAATTAGATTTAATTATGAAAAATACTGTAGCATTTTCTTGCGAAATCGGCACCACCGATGCATCAGCTCCATTAGGTATGGAAATTTGGATCGACGATCAGAAAATTTTTGATGTTGATCATGTTGATTCTGTTGTTAAGTGTGATTCTTTTATCGATGACGATGATGGCGATCATGAGTTAAAATTTGTAATGAAAAACAAGACAATTGATCATACTCAAATAGATGAAGATGGGCAGATATTAAAAGATGCTTGTTTGACTGTAAGCAATGTAACCTTTGACGATATTAAACTAGGGCATACATTTATAGAACAAACAAATTATACCCATGATTTTAACGGTACTCAAGATAAAGTTACAGATAAATTCTACGGTGCAATGGGCTGTAACGGCACTGTAAGTCTTAAATTTAGTACTCCGATATACCTCTGGCTCTTAGAGCACATGTAGCCATAAATATTACAATGAACATTATCGTTGTATATCCTGGGCGTTTTCACCCTTTTCACCGCGGACACATGGCTAGCTATGATTGGCTAACTGGTAAGTTTGGCGACGGTGTTTATATCGCAACAAGTAATGTTCAAAACGAAACTGATAGTCCGTTTAGTTATGCAGACAAAGTTAAAATGATGACTAAGTTAGGTATTCCGGCTGGTCACATTGTGCAAACTAAAAATCCATATCAAGTTAAAGAAATAACCGACAGCTTGACTCCAGAAGAAAAAGCCACTACAGCATTGGTGTTTGCAGTTAGTGCCAAAGATGCAGAACGTTTTAGTTTCAAACCTAAAAAGAATGGTGAGCCTAGTTATTTGCAACCGTTGCCAGAAAATCTCAAACAACTTAAACCAATGAATAAAGCAGGTTATGTAGTTATAACTCCTACTGTTAATTTTAAGGTTAAAGGTGCAGATGCAAACAGTGCCAGTCAAATACGCAAATTGTACCAAGACGGCAACGATCAAGATCGTTCAAATATTATTACTGATTTGTATGGCGAGCCCGATGCAGCTATTAAAGAAATATTTGATCAAAAACTAGGAACAACACCAGAAACAATCATACAATACGGAACACCTATTATTGACGGTGGTGAAGCAAAAGTAAATGTTATGAGAGAAAGCCGAGTTAACCGTACTAAAGTTCGCGAACTACAAGAATGTATCCAAGCAGTTAGAAAACAAATTGAAGAAGCAAAACGTATCAACGCTGACTACATCGACGAAAAAAATAGTCGCTAGTCTAATCACGATTAAATATTCCACAACTTAACAATAAGGAAAAACATGGCTGACGCACAACCAACCGCACAAACACCTGCTGAGGGCGCAAACCCTGGGCAACAGCAAATTCAAGTTAATATTGACTATTTAAAAACTACCCGTGTACACATCTGTATGCCATGTTATGGCGGTATGTTAACTGAATCAACGTTTATGAGTTATATCAAATGGTCCAACGCTGCTCGTCAGTTAGGCTTGGACTGGACTATGGAAACAATGACTAACGAGTCATTGATTAGCCGCGCTCGTAATACACTCACAGCAAAATTCTTACACAATAAAGATTCCACACACTTAATGTTTATTGATGCTGACATTGGCTGGGAGCCATGGCACTTGTTGGTTATGTTAAATGCTGACAAAGACGTTATTGGCGGATTATATCCAATGAAATCACTACCAGTTAAATGGTGTGTTAACGGTTTTGAAGGTGCACGCGAAGAAGGTCCACTGCAAGAAGTATCAAAAACTGGCACAGGCTTTATGTTGATCAAGCGTCATGTATTTGAGAAATTAAATGCTCACCCTGCAACCAAGCCATTTATGAATGACATCGGCTTGCCAGAAGAATTAAACCCCTACATGAAAACTTACTTTGACACAGCAGTTCGTGAAAACCGCTACTACAGTGAGGACTGGACATTCTGCGAAAACTGGCGTGATCTAGGTGGTGATGTTTGGGTAGACAAGCGTGTATTGTTGCGCCATACAGGTACTTACGTATTTGACTTCCAAGCACAGGATCAACTGTATCGCGACTTGCATACATTGGCATTACAAAATAATGCTGCGTTAGGCAATGTAGTTGGTGCACCAGCACAATCTCAACCACAACCAGCGCAACCTGTCACAACAGTAGCTCCAGAGCAACCAAAGCCTGTAGCAAAAGTATTGGCTAAAAGCAAGCGTGCAGAGCCTGTAAAATCTGCTCCTGCTAAAGCAAAAGCTAAAAAGAAGTAATTAAACTATGTACTAATAACAAGAGCCGCTTTGACAGCGGCTTTTGTTTATCCAATAAATACAGTCATGAATATTCAAGAATTAGACGCCTATAACCTTGACGATGCTGTCAAATTTAATGATCGGTTAAACCCTGCACTGTGGAACCGCACGGAACATTTAAAGCCTGAAATTAAAGCACAATTACTATTGATTGCTGAAGATTTCCGCGAAAGTTTAGGCATTAAAGATCTAGATTTAAAAGATATTACTATTAGTGGTTCTAACGCCGCTTACACTTACACACCTAATTCAGATATTGATTTACACCTAGTTGTTGATCAACCCGAAGATCCTATCTACCGTGAATTGTTTGATGCTAAAAAAGCACAGTATAATGATACACACGATATTAAAATTAAAGGATTTGATGTTGAAGTATATGTAGAAGCTGCAGATAAACCTCCAATCAGTCAAGGCACTTATAGTTTATTACAGGACAAGTGGGTGCAGGTTCCTAAGCGTGTTAAAGCCGACGTAGATGATACTGCTACTCGCAATAAGTTTGAAACTATAGGACATGCCGTTGAACGTGCGATTAAGACTGGCAGTCGTGAAAAAATGGATCGCATGGCTCGCAAGATCAAGCGTATGCGTCAAACAGGATTAGATCAACACGGCGAGTTTGGTCCTGAAAATCTAGCGTTTAAAATGTTGCGTAGTCAGGGTGTATTGAAACAATTACATGATGCACGTGTTGAAGCAAAGAATAAAGAGCTTAGTTTAAAAGAACGTCGTCGACCACACTCAGTATTTACTTATGGTTTTAAACATGAGTCAGCGGTTGACGAAGGTAGTGCAGGTGTTAAACCAGTCACATTAACTCCGGACGGCCTAAGTCCAGATACTGTAATGATTGTTAGTGATGTTAATGATCAATCTTCTGATGAAGAAATATTAAAAGATTTTATTGACTTTTGCTCTAAGGAATTGAAACTCGAGCAAATGCCTACAATTAAGTTAAAGCGCGATCCACAATGGCCTGTGGTGCATAAAACATTTGGTCGTTATACAAATGATAAAAACTTATTAGAAGTTGCTTGGGGACAACGTCACATCATGGACGTACTTCGCACAGTAGCACACGAACTAACACATAAACATCAACATGAACGTGATGGTGATGCTATGGGTGCTGATGCCGGCGAAACGGGTAGCAAGTGGGAAAATGAAGCCAATGCTCGCGCTGGTATTTTGATGCGTGATTATGCTAGACTACATCCTGATTACTTTGCTGTAGGTCAAGTAGAAGAATTGCACGGCGACGAAGTTAACGAGTCGGCTTCTGGATACATTCCAACAAAAAAGCAAGCTAAAGATCCACGTTTCGTAATGGCCCTGACTAAAGATGTACAACCGGGGGCGGTGGGTAAAGAAGCCAACAAGTTAAAACTTAAAACTAACAGCCAAGGCAAACCACAGCAGTTACGTGCTGATGGCTTGTTTGAGGATTTAATGCTTGAATATAAAAAGTTTAAACAAGCAAATGAAGACTACAGCCCAGATACTCCTCCGGGACCTGAATCTAAACCTACCATGCCTAAAGGTACTGTGCGTGTAGACGTTAGTGACATGTACGATTGGTACAAACTAGGTAAGAATATTAGCAATCTTAAAGCGGCAGATAAGTCACAATTCGGCAAGGGACCTCCTAGCACTATAGTTTCGTTTGGTGACGAAGATACTGAACACAAGTATATTAAAGATTTAGAAAACTTAGGTTTAACTACTACAGACATTGATCCTTTAGATCCTAAAAAACCTAAGGGTATTTCACGTCAGAAAGTAGATCCTACTTACAATGTAAATGAAAGCGAAGAGCTCGACGAAGTGCGTATGGCTCCTAGTAACCTGCGTCAGTTTGCTGACAGCGAGGCAGCCGAAGGCATACAAGCGGGCTTTGAAGCAGAGTTGATCTTCCGCGACACAGAAGGTGACAGTGATTCGGATGACTTAGAACCTGACTATGATTACGATGAGCGTTGCCGCAGTCTAAGTCAAGTTGTTGATTTCTTCAGTAACGACGACTGGGGCTATGGACTTAGCCGTCGTGAGCGTGATGAGTTGTCCGAAAAGTTAGACGAAGCCTACTACGAGTGGCATGACGAACAAATGTATGAAGCATGGCAGGACGAGCGTGATGAAAAAGTTCGCGACCTACTGTTAGAAGAACAGCCTTGGACAGAGCGTTTGCATGCTATGTTAGTAGATGGTATGGAGTTGTCCGATGAAGAAGCTGAAAAGATTATTGAGTTAGGCGAAGCTCGCAAAAATGGCAAAGGCAAGCCCGGTGAAGAATACACCGAAGAAGAGCTAGAAATGCTGGCCAAGTATAGTGAAGCTGCCTCGGATGCTGACTTAATCTTAGACGAAGAAGTTGAAAGCAGTATTGCTGCAGAAGATAAGATTTATGATAGTGCGTTAGATCTTTTCCGCGACGACTTTTATATTGGCGATGATTCTGGATTTTTTAGTGATGTTGGTTGGCGCTGGATGTCAGATATTGCTGATGAATTTAATTTAAGCTGGCCATATTATACCGGTGGTAGCAACGGTGGCGATCGTGATTGGGATAGTATTGCTGACAGTTTAAGCGATGCTATTGATATGCCAGTGCGTGTAAGTTCTGGCTATCACCAAATGACACGCAAGCCGGGCGTATGGATTGTAGAACCTGATTCTAGTTTAGAGCCCGATGAGCGCGAAGACGTAGGTTTGGAAATTGTAAGTCCTCCTATGCCACTTAAACAAGCACTGGAAAAACTACAGCAAGTAACCGACTGGGCCAACGGTCCTGGCAATGCTTATACTAACGATTCAACTGGCCTGCACATGGGTGTAAGTATTCCCTACAAAGGCGGCAATGTTGATTACCTAAAACTAATCATGTTCCTAGGTGATGAGTATGTGTTACAGCAGTTTGGTCGTGAGTCAAACACTTACACTAAAGCCGCCATGAAGGAAATACGCAGTCGTGCTGGATCAGAGCGTAATGCTACGGCTGTATTGGAATTGTTAAGAAACAACTTAGTAGAGTTAGCCGAGCGTGAATTGGCCCGATCCACCGGCGAAGGCAAATACACATCAGCACACAAACAAGGCAAGTATATTGAGTTCCGATCAGCCGGGGGTGACTGGTTAGCTGAAGATAACGCTGATCCAGAAAAGTTACCAGCCACTATGATGCGTTATGCTTATGCTATGTATCTAGCAGGTCGTCCAGACTTAGAGCGTAAAGAATACGCTAAGAAGTTATACAAGTTAGTTGCTAACGGTACAGATGATTCAACTATGGCACTGTTTAGTCAGTTTGCTACAGGTATGATTGACAAAGATCAACTTAAGAAGCAGTGGGCTGAAAAGACTTTAAGTAAAGAAGAACCTCGAGCTGTAGGCAAAGACAACTGGGTAGTTGTAGATAAAAGAACTCGACAACCCATGCCTGGTGGCACATACAACGGTTATACTCGTAGCGAAGCACTGGAGAGAGCCGAAGAAAAATTTGGTGAAATGGGTTGGCGCTTTGACTTAGAACCGCAAAATACTGGTCGCTGGGAAGTTTATCGTGATGATCAAGGTCAAGAAGAAACACTGGAAATTATCGATGCCAAGGGTAAAGCCGAAGCTGTGGATAAGGCCTATGAAAAATACACCGGAGTTATTCCATTCAAGGTCCGTGCTTATCACGGTGAAGATGATCCGGGTCCAAAGAAAGAACCCTCACGTCGTGCTAAGTTGGCTAAACAGATTATTCAAAAGCCAGCTAAACCAAAAGATTATAACTATGAAATTGTAAATCTTGGGGATGTAAATCTAGGAGTGGTGGATAAATTTTATGCTGTTGATAAAAAAGATGCTGACGCAACTTTTGATAAATGGTTGCAAATGAAAGGTCTACCAAACGATACTAACAATTATGGTTACAGACCACGAAAACAACAAACAGCACAACAGACAGGTAATGCTGATCCAGCGGCATCTAGTGATTGGGAAGCTGTATGGCGCCCAACCGGTCGTGTAGTAGATACCCTGGCGCATGCTGATGCTGAACAAGCAACAACCTGGCGCCAAATGGTTATTCGCCAACACGGATTCGAAGACAACGGCGATCTTATTATTCGTCGTGCTGGTGAGCAAACTCCTAATGTAGCACAAAACTTCTCAGCACAAACACCGCCCGACGCTACACAACAAGTAGGATCCTGGAGCATATATGATGTGACCCTGAACCGCGAAATTGCCAGAATGGACAATGTGTCTTGGCAACAGGCTACAGATCGTGCTGAAGAACTTGAACGCGGCACAGGACATAACATGAGTGTTAGAGGTTTGAATTAACATGCGAGCTCAGGAGTTTATTGTTGAAGCTGAACAGCGTCAAATGGAGCCTGAGTTATACGAAGAGGTTCCTAACTCAATTTTAAAAAAAGCTGTACAAGCGGCACTACCCGGAGTTAAACTACAATTTAGAAACACTCCTGAAGGTTACTTGAATGTGACCAATGATGATGATTCTGTTCGTCTCGACATTGGCATGAGCATCTACGACAGCGAGTTAAGTTTTAACATTGAAAATGCTTATCTAACCAAGCATGCCAAGGGCGGTGCAATGACCGCAATTATTGCCAATGCCTTTGCACTAGCAGAAAAGAAATATGGAATACCTCGTGCTCGTTCCTTGAATATAGAACAGGATCGCAGTCACGGTGTATGGCAACATATTGCCAACAAACTTGGTTTAGAATATTCAGCACATCAAATTGGCGAGTCAGCAGAATCAATACAAGAATCTGTACATGCTTACCATGGCACATTTCAACCTACCTTAACTCGGTTTAATGCACTCAGTCACTTTGGCACACTACAAGCCGCAGAAGATCGCTTGAAAGAAAAAGCTCGCAGAGAGAAAATCAAAGATCCTGGACGTGTTTATGAAGTTGTACTAGATATTAAAAATCCGTTCATAGCCAAAGACTTTGCTGGCGTACACAGCCCTACACATTTTGTGTTTGATCTTAAAAGCAAAAAGTTAATCAGCCAAGAAGAATTATCAGCAATAAACCAGCACATGGGAACACCAAAGCAAGCCAAATTACTAATTAAAAAATTGCGTGAACTAGGATTTGACAGTATTGCTTACAAAAACAAATACGAAGATAAAGGTAGCACAAGTTATGTTATCTTAGATCCTAGTCAAGTAGTAAGTGTTCGTCCTTTAAAACAAAAGGAAGCAGTCACTGAAGCCAGCATACCTGATGAGATAGAAGATTTCCTGTACGACTTAACGCCAGAAGATGTAGGTGTAGAAGAGTTTGGCCCTTATCGTGTGCATTACGAAGGCTTTACAGATGATTGCCAAAGTAGTAGTGACTACTGTGTTAATCCTGAAGCAGTTTATCAACAAGTGTTTGCTGATCATATTGCTAGAGAAGGCGGTCGCAGGCCTATAGAACAAAACTTTACCGGCGATGAAGATTATCCAATACTGTACAGTATCTTTAAGATTCCACGTCAAGTAAAAGAACGTGCAGAACGTTCTAGAGATGCTATTGAAAACATAGTGACTATGGGCAACATAGATGATTACTTTGTTAGATCTACCGATATTGATAAAATAGGATACAGTGCTCATCAAGACTTTGGTCGTGCACCAGATATTGGAGACCCTGACTATGATCCCGATGCACTGCCAAAAAAGAAAGGTCGCCCAGCACTGTGGTTCTATCCTGCTAGTTATTATCTTAAACATAAAGATTTGTTTGCTGGTGGTCGTCCTTATATCTGGTTAGTTAAACGTCGCCCTAATGCGTATCTACAGCCTACACAAGGAGCGACTCGACCTGAAGCTCCTAAAGGCATGGTCCGTGCTGGCCTGATGCATAACGAATCTGGTGTGCCGGTTGCTGTATTTTTCCGTCCCGAATTTGATGTTGTAGATCGTTGGCATGAACCTAAACAAGTAAAAGAAAACTTTGCTGATGGTAAAGTCAAAGGCAAAAGTCGTCCTGGACGTGTTAAACGTGCTGGTGCAAGTTGTAAAGGCTCAGTATCTAGTTTGCGAGCTAAAGCTAAGAAGGCAGGCGGTGAGCGTGGTAAAATGTATCACTGGTGTGCAAATATGAAGTCGGGTCGTAGCAAGAAATAAGTAACTTCGTATGTTGCTTATTGATCACATTTACAAAAAACAAAGAACATTAGATCAACTACCCAAGCGTGGTAAGCGTATCCTTATAGGTGAAGAACGCGATTGGCTAGGACAGTACGTAGATCGCTTTCCTGGAGGATTTGAAATTTGGCGCTGGCGTTCATCAATGGCAATAACCTATAACATATTCAATCCTATAACCCGTAAAGTAGAGTTAAGTATATCAGGCACACGCTATCTTACCAACGACTGGGCCTTTAAAATCTACGGTGTATATGCTCGCCCTAAGAATCAAGTTCGTGCCATAGACGTGTATGAATACTTGATACGTCGATTAAACTTAGTACTAGTGTCAGATCAATACCAAAGTCCAGGTGGGCAACGTATTTGGCGTGAGCTAAAACGTAAAAGTAGTTTAAATGTTTATGGCTATGATTTCCGCACACATACGGCATACGAAACTCGAGGCAAAAACTTTGATTTACTTTATGTGACTACAAAAGAACTAGAAAATGCTAAACCTGGTACAATTAAAGATCTTAAAGGTTGGGCTAGCAACGTGAGATTAGTAGCTAGATTGGCTTAAATACATGTATGAGAGCTCAAGAATTTAGCAGCGGTATTAAAACATATACTGCTAGTATCAAATTACGCACACCCGGCACTGACCCGGTTATTGATACTCTAGTCTATGCTCGTACTCCTTATCTAGCTCGTTTATTATTGCAACGTCAATACGGCCGCACTTGCATAGTATCAAATCTTAGAGAAATCACAGACTAATTTAAACCGCTAAATACAGCATGACCAAGCAATTTGTCCGTGTTGTATGTAATGTAGCCTGTAAATGGGAAGGACTTCCTCCTATCTATCGAGTATATGTCAACGATGAATTGTTTGCAGAAAGAACATGGATCTGGCCCGATGAGTGTTATTTGCGAGAGGAGTTGCAAATTAATGCCGAGCCGGGGGAATATCGCATACATTACGAATTAGTTCCTCCAAATTTAGCAGAATTATTAATATCTATTCCTGTAGTAGATTACGGTACTGCTACGGTCACTAAAGATGGAATACTAAGGATTGAAAATGCGACTGTTTGAAATTGTTAATTTACGTGAAACTGCTAGTTCTGGCGCTACTAGTTCAGGTAGTGTAGCTACTGTAGCGGCACCGTTAGGCGGCATGATTAGCAGAAATGGTGGTAGTTTCTTTTCTGGCACTAAATACACTAGTGACGATGCAACGCCTAATACGCCAGCAGAGTATAAAAAATATAAACGGAAGAAATAATGTTAGCTGATTTATTAAAGACCTATTTGGCCAGTACATTTTCGTACTACTTAAAAGCCCATATGTTCCATTGGAACGTGGAGGGTCCTGACTTCGGTGAATTACATGGTTTCTTCTCTGAAATTTATGAAGATGCCTTTTCAGCCGTAGATCCTATTGCTGAATATATTCGCACCACAGAAGAATATGCTCCTGGAAGCCTAAGTCGCTTCCAAGAATTAAGTCAAATACAGGACCAAACTAAGGTTCCTCGTGCCCGTTTAATGTTAGAAGAATTACTCGCAGATACACAAACTATGAAAGACTTGAGTAAACAAGTCTTTGATGCTAGTACAGAAGAAGGTCGTGATGATGTTGCTAATTTTGCAGCCGACCGACTAGCACAGCATGGCAAGTATATGTGGCAGTTAAAGAGTTATTTAAAAGAAGCAAGGGCATGATCCGTGAGTTACGACCATAACGATATCTACAATATAGTTGAAAGACTGGCTATCCTAGAAGGCCGTATTACTCCCGCCACTGTTAAACATGGCCTAAACAAACAACAAAAGTCAGTGCCACAATTGCCTGCACTTTTCAAACCCAAAGATATTAGCCCGGTGTTAGGTAGTAAGAAAGATCCAGAACATCCTATGCATGGCTACATGGTTGGCGACAGTGTAGAAAACGACAAAGAACCTGTTGAAGAAGCTGTAGCAACAGAGGACGTATTAGAAAAAGTTAAAAAATCATTTGCTGATTATTTGAGTAATGTAGCAGACGAAATTAAACAAGATACAGACTTAAAAGATAAGAAAAAAGAAGATAGTGATCTTAAGAAAAAAGACAAAATTGATCGTGATTTAATTGCTAAAGTTGTTAAACAAGAATTAGATGAAGATCCTATCGAAGGCGACGACTTAGGAGATATGGCTCCTACACCAGTACAAAATCCTGTAATGGCAGAATCGCATCCAGTTAAAACTATTACTAATGAGTGCGGCTTGTGGGAAATACACGGCAACGAACCAACAGGATTTGAAATCCGACATGGTAATCGTGCAATGCGTTCAAAATTTAAATCAATTGATGAAGCTGTTATGGCTTTAGAAATGTTTGCGGCCCGTCGTAAGGCGCAAGACGAATCACAGGATTACATAGAAGAAGCCTAAGGAAAAAGAAATGAATTTGTTAGACCTATACGAAGGCCGCGAGCCACATCAACAAGCGATAGATAAGTTAGAACAACGTCGCATTGCAGACTTAGAAGCACGTATGGACGATTGCGCTCGACGTGGTGATGTAGCAGGTTTCCGTAAAGCCAAAGAAGAACGCGATAGTTATCATACAATCAAAACCAACGAAGCTGAATTAGATGAAAAGTTAAAAGGTCTTCCTAGTAAGAAACTAGGTTCAGCACGTGACTTAGGCAAGAGTGTTAAAAAGTTTAGAGCACAACGTGGCCTAGATGAAGGCGAAATGAAACGTGCCATGGAAAAAGATGCTGAGCGTATGAGTCGTGAAGCATTTTGCAAAAAGTATGGCAACGAAGATTGGGTTTGCGAGTTCTGGGATAATGTAAACGGTCCTATGGATGAATCTGGTATTGGTCACGATATTGCCGACAAGAAAGAAAAGATTGCACGTGCAACTCCGCAGAGTAAAGCCGGCGCTGTAGCAAGCACTGTTAAAAATGCTGCTAAGTGGTTGGCTGGTAAAGGTGGTCCTGGTAAAGAAGGCCCAACTTACGAAGCGGCTCAAAAAAAAAATTCTGAAAAAGTAAACGAGTATATTTCTGTAGCTTCTGATAAGAATTTTAAAGAAGCAGAACCATACAAAAATTACAAAATCTATGTACGTAAACAGCCATTTGGTAACACTGGCCTTTACACAGCACACACAGAAATCGATCGCAAAGGCTTCATGGAAAAGGGCACTTCACCCGAAGAAGCTGTCCAAGCAATACGCGACAAGATTGACTTTGTATTAAACGCACAAAAGAAAGTTACAGGCTCGAGTACTATTGACTTCAATGTTAAATTTGCCACAGACTTGTTAGCTGATCCTAAGCAAACTTTCTACGCTAAACTAGAAAATGTCAACGGTGAACCTAAGTTAGTTATTGCTGGCGATACAGTTGCCAATGATCCTGAGTTGTTGGCCGCAGGTGACTTTAAACGTAGTGCTGTGCGTAATCAAGTAGATGATCAGGGCCGTGCCACACCATTACCGGGTATTCCGTTGACTGCTAAGAGTTTGCGTGCTGGTGAATGGATTGCTAATGGTCGTTACACTATCGGTAAAGAAACCCAAGACCGTGATGGTAATCGCGTGTTTGATTTAACTTATCATAGTACAGCACACACCAAGAGCGATAAACTACGCCTTAATCAGCCAGCATTTACATTAGGCACAACTCGTGACGTTGACGAAGATAAGGCACGTGATTTAACCGCGGCTGTGATGCTTAAAAAAGCACATGCGGCATTTCCTAGTGCAAAAGATGCCACAGAAGCATTAGCATTGTGGATTGCTGACAAAGAGCAACGCGATGTTAATCGTTTAGAAAAAGAAAACGAGCAAGAAGAAGAAATGATTGCTCGTATTATAGATCAATTAAAATCAAAAGAAGTCGACGAAGGTTGGAGCGATGCTATAGTTGCTCGTAGAACTGGTCGTCCACGCACACCATATTCAATCTATATCAAAGGCCGGAAGTGGAAAGACTTTGAAAACGAAGATCATGCCGAGAATGTAGCAAATAAATTACGTGCTAAATTTAAAGCCGAAGGCAAAGATCCTAGTGTTATTACTATTGCTCCTACCGACTATGATAAAGGTATGGACGAAGCTGCCAATCCAGCACAGCAGGCCGCCATTGCTATTGCTAAGAAAAAAGAACAAGGCGTAACAGAGGACACAGGTTCATGGATTGTGTATGATCCTGAGACCAAGCAGATCAAAAAACGTTTTAAGACACACACTGCCGGCAAGAGTTATGCCCAAACACACAAGTTAGGCTTTGCCAGTAGTGAATATTACTTTGACAATATTAAAACGGCTGTAACAGCAGAAGGTATGACAGATTTTCAAAAGCGTCGCCAGCGTGAGCGTGACATAGATGCTGGTCGGCCTGTAGCACGTCAACGCCCAAGTAAGCAGACTGACTACCAGAAGCGTCGTGCTCAGGATCGTAAGGACATGGAGTTAGGCGAGGAAAAGACACGCTTGGATCCTAAGTGCTGGAAGGGTAAGAAGATTGGTACGCCTAAGACTAAGATGAAAGGCGGAGTTCGTGTTAATAACTGTGTGCCTGCTGAATCCGTTGAAGAGGAAGCCAAAAAAGGTCTTTACTACTATGTAAACAAGCGTAAGAAAGCTGGCACAAGTAGAGATAAAGATGATCCTCGCGCACCTTCGGCACAAGACTGGAAAAATGCAGCCAAGACTGCTAAAAAAGAATCAGTCGAAGAAGAGTGGAGTGAAAAATACAAACGCAGTATCGATTGCTCACATCCTAAAGGCTTTTCACAAAAAGCTCACTGTGCTGGTCGTAAGAAGAACGAAGGTATGTTTAGCACATTAGGTGAAGACAACGAAGCTCGCGATGCAGTTGAATCAGCAATTATACGTCGTATCTTAGTTGCACATAAAGACTTATTACAAAAGTTTGGTCCACAAAAAGTTATGGATGCAGCTTCTGCTATTGCTGACGATCATGCAGATGTAGAAGAAATTGGTACTAGTGATGTTAGTGCTTACGTTCATGAAGTCGAACGCTACTTAGCAATGAATCACTAACATGAAGGTTAGCGACTTTCGCATTGTCAATCATGATAAGTTAGATGCTATACTTGTGCGTCTATGCGAGTTAGTTATTGCGGGACAAAAGAAAGATCCTACTAAGTATGGCATGGTTGCCGCCGCAGTATTAGATACAGACAATAACTGTGTGGCTGCATTAAATTATCGTCAAGGCGACAAAGATGTTCATGGCGAGCGTGCTGCCATCGAAGCATACAATAAACGCTTTGGCGAAATACCAGAAGGCTCAATTATTTTAACTACTTGTAGCCCTTGCACAGAACCCATGCCAGAACGTGTAGGCGAAAGTTGTAAAGATTTAATTTCTAATAGCCCAGTTCATAAAGTTTATGCTGGATATAGAGATCCTAGTCAACAAACCGAAGCCGGTGATAAAACTTATCACTTACAAATAACACGCAACAAAAAGATACAAGCTCTATGCCAAGCATTTGCTGATACATGGCTCGATGACGAACAGTTAAATGAATTAACATTTATGGGTAGTCAATGCACTAAGGATTGTTCGGGTCACCGTGCTGGATATGCATGGTCTAAAGCACGTGGTGGGCAAAACGCTAACAGTCCATTTAGTCCAAGTTTTAATAAAGGCTCTGCAATTGCTACAAAAGAAATACAAACAGCTAAACCACAACCTAAACCCGCAACAAATCCACTAAGACCTATTGCAGGACCACGAGTATGAACGAAGAATATCAATATCCTTACCCAGTATATCCCGAGGACGACGGAAGTGATTGCCCAAGAAATCCTTACGCACCTGTCTGAGTCCAGCGGCTACACACTCGAAGGTAGCTTTACCTCTGACCTACTTGCCAGCAAGATTTGGTTGTTAACAGAACTTGCTCGTATCGCACCTAGCGTTGGAACTGTATATGTATTAGGATCTTGGTACGGTAATCTTGCTGTTATCAATCAACTAGATCCTACAATCAAATACAAAAAATTAATCAATGTAGAAACCGATAAAAAGTTTTTACATGCTAGTCAACGCATACACAATCATTTGGGTATAGACAACACGGAATACATGCTCAAAGATGCTAATGACTTAGACTATAGACAATTAGGCCTGGATGGCGTAGTTATTAACACAAGCCTAACCGACATGCAAGGACAAGCATGGTTTGACAATATACCCGAAGGCACACTAGTTGTTATGCAAAGTCGAGATCATGATCCTGGCAATGCAGCACACAGCACACAAGATATTATAGATCGTTTTCCTTTATCTGAAATCATTTACGATGGAGAATTAGATTTAGAAGATCCCGAAACCGAATATACTCGCTATATGGTTATTGGAATCAAATAGAACACCTACCTTAGGACCTTATGGTTCGGTGTGCCCGGCTGCTGGGCAGATAGGACGGAGTCGTGCCCCAAATATCTAAAGTGAGCATTACCAAAATACTTGCATCTACTGTAAAATCCTATATAATTACTAAACTAATAACAGGAGAATTAAATGTCAGACCGCGTATTTACAGCAGAACAAACTAAGAAACTTGAACAAATCATTAACGAAGGTATTCAAGTCACTTCCGAAATTGAAACATTAAGTGGCGGTCTTAACGACACCATTAAAGCTGTTGCTGAAGAATTAGAAATCAAACCTGGCATCTTGAAAAAAGCAATTAAACTTGCACACAAGTCTGAATTCGGACGCGAGAAAGATGATCACGATTTGTTAGAACAAATTTTAACACAAGTTGGGAAAACTTTATAAGTGCAATTTAAATTAACTGATCTATCAATTAAAAGTTATCAGTTATTTGATTCTAAACAGTATCAAGGAAAATACTGTCTAAGTCCTTTTTGCATGATACAAATAGATACTGGTGGCCATGTGCGTTTGTGCGGTTGTGGTGCTTGGATGCCTATTACTATTGGAAATATTTTAGAAACTCCATTAGTTGAAATATTAGCCAACCCACTAGCACAGTCCGTGCGCCAAAGTATTATTGATGGGACTTATCAATATTGCAATGAAAAGGTATGTGGGGTTATTCAAAACGACGGATTGAATACCATAGAAAGTGTTCCGCCTAATATCAAAACTCTGCTAGAAGATTCATCAAAGTTTCAGATTCCATACGAAATTAGTATTCACGGAGATCCTACTTGCAATCTTAGTTGCCCTAGTTGTAGGACTCATGTGATTAAAGTTAGCGACGAAGATATTGAAAAGCAAAATAAAATTGGAGAATTAATTTTCAAGAATTTGCTTGGATCTGCTAACGAACAGACCATGCATGTAATAATCAGCGGCATTGGTGAGATATTTGCAAGTCCTATGTTATTAGAATTTATGAATAGAATAACACTGGACAAATATCCTAATATCACCTTTACTATTGCTACTAACGGTTTGCTTTGCGAAAAACGCTGGGATAGAATTCAGCATTTAGAACCAGCAATAAAACGAGTTATAGTTAGTATAGACGCAACTTGTGCTGAGACTTATGAAAAGATAAGGCGTGGCGGCGAGTGGAGTGTGCTATTACAGAACATGGAATTTCTAAAAAATAAAAAACAGTTAAACAATATAAAATTACATACCAGGATGATTGTACAAAACGGTAATTACAAAGAGATTCTAAAGTTCTATGATTTCTCTAAAGAGTTTGATACAGATCTAATTGAGTATTCTCGAGTGACCGATTGGGGCACATGGTCTAAAGCTGAGTTTGCTCAAGAAGATGTTTTTAATCCACAACATCCTAATTATGAGGTTGCAAAAGACCTTATAAATCAAGTAAAATTAAAAACAGATACTTGGTTTGAAGGTAATTTTAGTTAGTTGTTTGTGTTTACTAAGTAAACATAGAATCGCTCACTTAAGAGCATGTAGAAAGGTTAGTCAGCCACAAGTGACAGGAGATTATGAGTTATATTGACGCACTATTTGATCGTGAGCACGATCGCATACATGTAGTTGAAAGGGTAGATGGCAAAAGACGCTATCAAGAATATCCAGCCAACTACATTTTTTATTACGAGGATCCTCGTGGTAAATTTCAAAGCATATTTGGCACACCGGTAAGCCGATTTAGTTCTAGAAACAATAAAGAGTTCCGCAAGGAGTTGCGTATTCAATCGGGCAAGAAATTGTTTGAGTCTGATATCAATCCTGTGTTCCGTTGTTTAGAGGACAACTACAAAGGACAAGACGGTCCTAAACTACAAACAGCATTTTTTGACATCGAGGTGGACTTTGATCCAGATCGAGGATTTAGTCCACCAAGTGATCCATTTAATGCTATTACTGCTATTTCTGTTTACTTACAATGGCTAGAACAACTAGTCACCTTAGTAATTCCGCCTAAACATATGAGCCAAGAAACTGCTCAGGAAATTGCTAGTGAGTTTGAAAATACTATTGTATTTGATTCAGAAGAAGAATTACTTAAAACATTCTTAGACTTGATTGAGGATGCGGATGCACTATCTGGTTGGAACTCAGAAGGTTTCGATATTCCGTACACAATTAATCGTGTCACTCGCGTGTTAAGCAAGGACGATACTAGACGTTTTTGTTTATGGAACCAGTTTCCTAAAGGACGTACATTTGAGCGATTTGGTAATGAACAAGAAACATATGATTTAATTGGTCGTGTGCATATGGACTATATGCAACTGTATCGCAAATATACATATGAAGAACGCCATAGTTATAGTTTGGATGCTATTCTTGAGTATGAAGGCTTAGAAGGTAAGACCAAGTTCGAAGGAACGCTGGATCAACTGTATAACCAAAACTTCAAAACATTTATTGAGTATAACCGACAAGACGTTAACGGACTTGCACAGTTAGACAAGAAACTAAAGTTCTTAGATCTAGCCAACACCTTAGCACATGAAAATACTGTGTTGCTACAAACAACAATGGGTGCGGTAGCTGTGACTGAACAGGCTATTATTAATGAAGCACATGAACGTGGAATGGTCGTTCCTAATCGTAAGGAGCGGTATTCGGACGAAGATACGCAAGCCGCAGGTGCGTATGTTGCATATCCACGTAAAGGTGTGCATGAGTATGTAGGCT